TGAAATCTGCACCGCAGGGTGTCAGACATATGAAATCGATGGGCATGGCACTAAGTGGTCTCCTAAGAAGGGCACCAAAAAGTGTAACAAGGATGCCTTCATTGTCATTAAAAGGACTGATCTAAATAGTTAGGTCGAGTCCTATGACAGATGCCAAAGAAGATTGACTCAGAGCCACTGTATGATGGTGATGGTCCCTCCCCACAAGAGTTGAAAGTTAATGCTGGATTCCAGTATGAATTAGATCTCATCAAAAAGTTGAGGGAGGAAGGTTTTACTGTGGGTGATCCTGCAGGAGCAGACAATGCCAAGGCAGACTTGGAATTGACACCCACATATAAAAATCAGATAATTAAGTTTGAGTTGAAAGAGAAGTTGTCTGCCGACTTCGCTCAAATGAATTTTGATTTTGATACTTCGTCAATGCAATTTACCATTGACAAGAATAAAGCGTCTGCTCAGAAAGAAGCAGCACAAACAATGATTGGTATTGCCGAGTCCTATGGCATCATAAGAGAAGCGAATGCCCACTGGCAACCACAGAAAAATATACCTGCTAAGTTTACGTTGAGTAGCAGCGCATCACTTGATCAACGTAAGGCAGCACACAAATTAGATCTCAAAAGATTTCCAGATAAGTTTCTAGCGAAGGGATCGGCAGCAGCACAAGAGGTAGAGAAGTACTACAACTCAAAGAAAACATATTACATACAGGTCAAAGGTAAGGGTCTGTTTTATATGGGTCGTGATGTTGAGGGGTATGGATGCCCACGATTCTCTAGCTCTGTAAGAGAGAGTAGTATTAGGATTCGTATCAAGACTAATTCCTCATCAAACGCAAGGTGGTCATTCCTGATGGCACTCAAGATAACAGGACTTGCTAAGAGCACCCATGACCTAGACAAGGATGCTAACTTCCTGCTGAAGCCAGGTTTATAAGTGTCCACTCTACCCTGACACTGACCTCTCTCTGCCCTATAATAAGACCATGGCAAAAAACACACACCTAGAGCACCTAGAAGATGACATCTTCAATCAAGGATCCGCTGGCGCTACCAACGCTGTCAGATTCCTAGAGTCTCTGCGTGACATGCTTACCACAGGTAAGGGTGGCAACAACACTAAGGTGACTGTGAAGTGGGACGGTGCTCCTGCAATCATTTGCGGCACAGATCCTGAGACAGGGGAGTTTTTCGTTGGCACCAAGTCAGTCTTTAATAAGACTGCTCCTAAGATTTGCTACACTGAAGACTTTATTGACTTCCATTATGATGGTGCAATCAATGGTATCCTAAAGCAGTGCTTGAGAGAGTTGAAGAAACTTCCTATCAAGGGTGTCTTGCAGGGTGACCTTCTCTACACTAAGAAACCCAACGTGATTGCCATGCGTGGTAAACCATGCTATCACTTCAAACCTAACACTATTACCTATGTGATTCCCAAGCACTCTGAGTTGGGTATGAAAGTTGCTAAGTCTAGACTAGGTATTGTTTTCCATACATCTTATACTGGGTCCAGCATTGATACGATGAGTGCTAGTTTCGGTGTTGATGTGTCTGGTATGCAGGGTGTCAAAGACGTTGCAGTCTTTTCCTCCACCTTCCAGAATACCAACGGCATTGCAAACCTTGCTCCTGGTGAAATCACCAGACTCAATGGCACTATTCAGAAGGCACAACGTAGTCTTTCTAAGGGTAAGAAGTTTCTCGATGAGTTGCAGAAAGCACCAGGACCACAGTCCTTTGCACCTCCTGCTCTCTTCAAGATCTACTTCAACCAAGTTATCCGTGGTGGTAAGGTCCCCTCTGCAGAAGGCATCGCTTCTGGTTATGTTGACTTCGTGACTAAGAAATATGATGATGAGATCAAGAAGAAGAAGACTGAAAAGTCACAGCAAGAATGGAAGCGCCGCAAAGTAGACGCTCTCGCTTACCTAAATAATAACAAGTCTGTAATGATCCACACATTTACTGGATTTAAGGACCTTATCGCTGCAAAAGAGCAAGTGATAAATAAACTCAAGAAGATTGAAGGCGTGGGTACTTTCTTGGAAGACGAGAAAGGATACCGTGTCACAAGTCCAGAAGGATTTGTTGCAATCATGGATGGACAAGCAATTAAACTTGTTGATCGTCTAGAGTTCTCACGAGCAAACTTCACCGTCGCTAAAGATTGGGGCAAATGAAATTCATTCAATTTATCAGGGAGGCAGCAGAGGCAGCAAAGAAGCCTAAGAAACCTTCCACATCCAGCAAGGGACGGTCGTCTGCAGCAGACAAAAAACTAGAAGACAAGCATGTCGCTATTACTTTTGGGAGGTTTAACCCTCCTCACGCTGGTCATGGTAAACTCCTGGATGCAGTCAAAGCGCACGGCGGCGACTCAGGTAACTATAGAATCTATCCATCACGGTCCCAAGATCACAAAAAGAATCCGCTGACTGCACAGCAGAAGGTGGACCACATGCGTAAGATGTTTAAGGGTCATAAGGATGCTATCCAAAACAACGAAGCGCATAGAAATATCTTTGACATCCTTCGCGATCTGCATGACGAAGGGCATGAGCATGTAACTATGGTGGTCGGAGACGACCGTGTGAAAGAGTTTGAAACTCTTGCCAACAAGTATAATGGTATGCATTATGACTTCAAATCTATTAACATTAAGTCTGCAGGTGCTCGCGCTACTGATTCTGATGACCCTATCGAGAATCTGTCTGCATCAGCAATGCGGAAACATGCCCAAGGGGGAGATCACGACAGCTTCCATCTTGGGACTGGTGGATATAAAGACTCTAAGAAACTAATGGCAGATGTTATCCAAGGGATGACACCTCCACCTAAAGCGAAGAAGGGTAAGAAGGGTGAGTCTGTCCATGAATCTGTCTGGACATACGCTCCTAAACTTGACTTCGATGCCTTCCGTGACTACTATATGCTCAACCAAATCTACAAGGTTGGTGCAATCGTAGAGCATGATGACACTGGAATGGTCGGTAAGATCGTCCACCGTGGTCCTAACTACATCATCATGGAAGATGGTCTGGGTGGTGAGCACCGTGCATGGTTGCAGCATGTCACAGAGATGACTGATGCTGAGACACAGGCGGTTGCTGCTGACACTACTAAGGATCAAAGCAACTACAGTGCTGATGATGGCAGTGGTAACACCTGGAAAGCAGGTACTGACCGCTACCGTGAAGCACTACAGAATATGACTCCTGGTCAGAAGCCTGTTAAATTCTCAGAATTCAACGCTTCGATTAGAAAAACTGCTGAAACTAAATAGTAATACGAAATTCATTTCGGTTTAGAAACATGACGTTAGAAATGCTGGTGTCTGCGGCACTGATGGATTACAATCCTACTGAGCAGGCATATATCCTCAAAGCAATCGAAGAAGATACTCTTCCCAACTCCAAGCGACTCCACGATGGTGTCATGAAGGTGATGGAAGCATTCGATGCTTACGAGCCTACAGTAGAGGGCTACGCAGGATTCAAAATTGATCGTAACTCTGTTGCAAAGAAGAAGGCAGAGTATAAAGATGACCGAAATGTAGGTCGGGTTGTCAATGCTGGTGGAGACTCTATGCTCATCACTGGTAAGAAGGCAGACGGTCGTTACATTGTCGTCGGTAAGAAAGGCGAGAAGTCAGCAAGAGATGCTGCTGACCTAGGTGTCACCAAGAAAGAAGAAGTGGTTGGCATCGACATCGACGATCTCCATCAACAAATGCTTGAAGGTCTCAAGCAAGCACGCGCTAACGTGGGTGCTAGTAAGTGCTGGGACGGATACAAAGCAAAGGGCACAAAGAAAAAGGGTGGTAAAGAAGTCCCTAACTGTGTCAAAGAAGAAGAACTTGACGAGATTTACAAGGGTAAGCACGGTCAGTCCGAGAAAGAGTATCAGGACAGTCGCTCTGATGGCGGCAAGATGGTTTCTGGTGATAGCAAGCGCAGTGGTGCTGCATACTCCTCTCGTGCTGTTAAAAACACTGGTCCTAATCCCGCTGGTGGCAGCAAGAAACCTCAGGGTCAAGGTCGTATGACCTCTGGTCAGAGGACAGAACTGCAATACCGTAAAGCAAATCTCAAAAAGAGCAACGAAGAGTTTATAAATAAACTGTCCGCTTCGGGCATGTTTACTGAAGCAGAGTTGCAAAAGATGGGGGAGATGGAATGAAACCCGTTGGTCACAAAGAATCATCTCTAAAGACAACCAAAAAAGGAAATGTCACCATCAATCCAAAGAAAGAGGATCTTATGTCCGAAAATCTAAGAAGTAGAATCTTGAGTAACGTTGAGTCTCTCAAGGAAGCTGCTAAGAAAAAAGACAAACACATCAAGGCTGCAAAGGCAGGCAAACGCTGGCAGGATTCTGACGGCGATGGCAAGTGGTATGAGCCTGGTCAGGATGTTGCTGTCAAAAAAGAAGAAGCATGTGCTCCTGCAAAGGCAGACAATGTTGCAGACGATGCTGCAAAGAAAGCTGCTAAAGAAAGAATGAAGCAGAAGATGATGCAGGCTACAATCGATTTCGACAGGAAGAGAGCGGGCGGGAAGTGATCGCATATATAGATCAGACCCCTTTGAGGAAAGATCTATGTGGGCTTTACTTCTACCCCTAGCAAAGAAGACAATCGGTAACCTTATCCAGAGAGACGAAGTGCGTCGTTATCTGGTTGAAGTTTTGCGCTCGCTGGCTGCTACCACGGACAACAAACTGGACGACAAAGCAGTTGATGTAGTTGAATCACTCCTGTTTCAGAAAGAGGAATAGCTATAAATAACTTATAGGAATAATCTTCATACACGGAGTACAATGGCAATTTTTGGAAAAATTGATGCCGCAACTTTCGGAAACAACGTAGCGGTCACCAATGGTGACGCCACTGTTACTAAGAATGCTGCGGATACAGTCGTCGTTGGCGACATCATTGAGCTCTCTAACGTCCCTTATATCGTTAGAGAAGTTACAAGCACAACTGCAATCGAATTGCACAAAGCATATGCAGGTAGCACTGATGCTAATCTCGCTGGTGCCGTCCGCAGGACTGCCCCTAAGGCTGTTGCAGAATTCGTAGTTAAAGGCGGCGACACTCGTGGTCTTAACCTCGTATTTGTTGACAGCACTGAGCAAGGAATCGCTGCTAACAAAGCAAGAGGAATCACTGGTCCTGGTTGGTGGCTCTATGAGACCTACCAAACTGCTGCTGGTGACACCCGTCACAAGGCTGAGTGCCTCGCATTCGTCCACGCCACCGCTGGTGCTGCTGGTGACGATGCTGATGACACCATCGTGGCAGACGTGCTTGAGACGATCACAATCGGCACTCAACCTGCTGATCAAAACACTTCTTCAGGTGCTGCAACCTTCGCGGTTGTTGCAACCAGAGACCAATCTGGTACTCTCACCTATCAGTGGCAGAAGAAAGCATCTGGTAGCACCCGCTACGCAAATGTTTCTGGCGCAACCAGTGCATCTATTGTGCTGAGTGGTCAAACTGCTGATAACACAGGTGATAAGTATAGAGTGAAGGTTAACACCAGCAAAGGTGCTGAGGAAGTCGTATCCGATGCAGCAACGCTGACCTTCGTTTCGTAATAACTGACACCCTTACATAATGCACTTTGATTTACTTAATGAGAAAAACTATTTGATGTTTGCCATTCAGCATTATGATAACCCTCAGTCGGTTACCGTAGATGATTTTATGGAGGACATGAAGAAATTCAAATACCTTAAGAGACTACTCAAAAGGTATTTGAAAACTGGTGTCCTCCGTGTCAACTTGATACTTAATCATCTAATAATTTTGTTTAATGTGTTTGGTGACGGGACTATCCCGCTTCTTATGTACAAACTAGAAAGAGAATATTGGTCTCTCATCAAGACCTTTCTTGTATATCTGAATAGATATCCGCAAGTGCAGGCTGGATCTCTTGATTTTGTTGAAATAGATAACGACGTAAAAGAATTACTAGAAGACCTGTGATGAATGAAGACGCACCTACAATGAGTGTTGGCAACGGCGGTATGACTGCAGCAGCAGATGCCACGGGACCTAACGCAGGTTTTGATCCCCTCCTTGGAGGGTCAAAGAAGAAACCTAGGAAGCGTCGTCGCTACACAATTTCTCAGTCA